ATGTTTAAAATCCTTTCAGACTCTCTGTATTCTGATAAGGTGATGGCTGCAATTCGTGAGCTTTCTACCAACGCTTACGATAGTCATATCTCTGCCGGGAATAAGAATCCCTTTAAGGTAACTTTGCCGACTGCTGCTAATCCTACCTTTATGGTTAGAGATTATGGTACTGGTCTTAGTCAGGCTGATATGGAGGACTTGTATACCACCTATGGTGCTTCTAACAAGAATGATAGTAATGATTTTGTAGGTTGTCTTGGTCTAGGTTCTAAGAGTCCCTTTGCATACACCAAGAGCTTCACCACTGCATCATACTTCAATGGCAAGAAGTATACCTACATTGCGGCAATTGACGAGAGTGGTGTTCCTACTCTGAATCTTTTCCATACATCAGATACGTCTGAGCCTAATGGTCTTGAGATTAGTTTTGCTGTTAAGCAGCATGACTTCCAAGAGTTTACTGATAAGTCTAAGAGAATCTTCCATTATTTCCGTATGAAACCTATCCTTGAGGGTGGTATCGGTAATAATCTGCAAGATCATAAGTACAGCAATACTAATATTGTCATTAGTGGTGATGGCTGGAGGGTTTGCCGTCTTAATAACGATAATAGCTATTTCCCAAGTAATTATCATCGAATTGATAGTGGTATTGTGGCTATCATGGGCAATATTGCCTATCCCGTTCAGACCGCACAGATTGTTGGTCAAGAGAAGGAAGAAATGCCCGATCATATCCAGAAGTGGAACAGGGCTTTCCAAAAGGCAGACATTGATTCTTGGAAGAGTTTTGTTGGCGAGATTCTTAACTCCGGTCTTTATCTTGAACTTGATTTTGGTATCGGTGAACTGGAAATGGATGTTTCCCGCGAAGGTTTGCAGTATACCAAGGATGTAATCAAGACCCTGCGTAAAAAGACTCAAGAAATTTACATGGAGATGAAGGAAGAGTTCTCCAAAAAAATTAAAGCTGCCCAAAACAAGGTAGAAGCAATTACTTCATATTATACTATGAATGAATTGGCTGGCGGCTGGGGTGTTGGTGCTACTTGGACTGATCCCAAGGGTAAAGATCATCCTATCAACTCTGGCAATGACTTGGAATATAAAATTCCTGCCGGTAAGAGTCTGTACGTTTTTAATTACAAGACTGCTGGCTATCGTTCTCGTCGCCAAGTTGCTCTGACAGACAGAATCCATCACGAAACTCTTACTGGTAAAGGTTCCTATTACTGGAATAACCAGAAGAAGAAGGGTACTATGGCTTTCTTTTTGTGTGACGTTGCGAGTGAAGAAAGTGCCAAGAAAATTCTCACAAGATATTGCAATGCTAACGATTGCTTTGCTTATCTTATGATAGACACTAAGGATCATACAAAAAGCAATGAAGGTTTTGATCAACTGATCGAAGATGTTGGGGCTGAAAATCTGCTCAAGGTTTCAGACTATAAGCATCTGACACAAAGTTCTGGCCCAAGAAAGTCTTATAACAGAAATTCTAACGGCAGCGTCAGTGACCAAGATGTATTCTTTATCCACGGTTATGATAAGGACAGTAAGCAGATTACTAATCCTTACAATGATGCTACTTGTCTCAGAATCCTTTCAGAAGAACAACTGGAAGATTTTCTGGAACAAGATGAGATCGTGTATGTTCCTATGCTTCGCTATAAGACTGAGGATGAGTCTGGTTATCCACAGATTAATGATATTGCAATTACTCTTAGGGATGAAACTCTCAAGAGCATAGTCAAGGACTTGGTTGGAGATAGTAAGGTTTATGCTATCAAAACAGCTTTTGCTAAAAAGCTTGAGAAAGATGGATATAATCTTGTTAACTTCAATGACTTTTTGAAGCGTCAACTTAAAGTTGTAGCACAAAAACACTTTAAGAATCTTGCTTCTATCAACAAGCTTGTTGAATATTGCAAGAAAGATTTTGCAGAAGAGGAAAAGAACAAGGGAGGCTACCGATATTACAGCTATGGAACAACTGATAAGCAGTTTATGTTTCATATCCTGAGTATCTTCGGCTTGGATTATGATAAGTTTATTGGGAATAAGACTCTGGTAGATTGCTTGAATAAAACCATGCTCACAGAGTTTTTTGCTAATACTGTTCATATGAGTCCTTTTAATATCACTAAGTTTAATCAAACAGAGTATCTGTCTCATATCTCTAAGCTTATGAAAGATATGGGGATTGAAGATGTTGATAGTAAGGAGATTCGTAATGCTAATTTGGCCTACAATACCTTGACACGCATGATTACCAACTGCTTGTACACTGGAAGCAATAGTGATAAAGCAGAAGGGTATCTCAAGATTATTCGTGGGATTTCTACTGAGGATCTTAAGAGATGGAAGATCTCTGAAATTAGGGAAACAATTAAGACTGAAGTAGATAAGAATCCTATGCTCAAGTATATTATGGGGACTCATCAAGTCTCTGGTAATCTGACAGACCTAAAACCTAGTCAGAATCCTATTCTTGATGATCGTAATTCATACTATGGAAAGACTGGTAAGGATTGGATTGAGCAGATGAGCCAAGAGAGTATTGACCTATTTAAGATTCAGTTGAGTAGTTTGATCAAGTAGTCAGAAATTTCTCAAGACCCCTTGACAAGCTTGCCGATTAGTGTAGAATGACAGTATCACAGGTATCGTAACTAACACAGGAGTTTGGATTATGGCTGTTCCGTTTATGTTTGTGGATGGGAATTTGACGCTGGTTCTTAATAACCAGAGCTATCAGGTGTTGCCAGATCATATCAACTATAAGTTGATTCTGGAAAGACTTCCTACTGCTACGGCAGAGGAATTGTTGGAAGTTGTTGATGTTCAAAAAGCTGTTGCTTCTTTTAGCGATGGTCTTGTAGAGATCAAGAATGGACAGGTTCTTTACGAGGGAGAGGAAGTTCATGGTAGTATTAGTAAGCGTATTCTGGAGTTTATGAGCAAGGGATTGCCTTTTCAGCCCCTTGTTAATTTCCTGAATAATCTCATGGAAAATCCAAGTATGCAGAGTCAGAAGGAACTTTATGATTTCTTGGAGCATGAGCATCTGCCTATTACTGAGGATGGTTTCTTCCTCGCTTATAAGGCTGTTCGTTCAGACTTTAAGGATAAGTACAGAGGAGTTTTCGATAATAGGGTTGGTCAGGTTTGCCAAATGCAACGAGCAAAGGTAGACGATGATCGTGGTCGTGGTTGTTCTAACGGACTTCATGCTGGAGCATTGAATTATGTTGCTGGTTATGGCAGTCTGGAGAATGGCGACCGTATCGTGATTGTCAAGATTAATCCCAAGGATGTTGTTAGTGTTCCTAGTGACTGCAACTATGAAAAGCTCCGCACTTGCCGCTACGAAGTAGTTGGTGAGTACGAGGGTGAACTTCTTAAGCCTCTTTATAAGGCTGATTTTAGTCAGGACGATTATGAGGATGATGACGATGATTATCTGAATGATTATGATGAAAGCTATTGGGATCAGTTTGATGAGGAAGATGAAGATTATGTAGGCGACGAGGATGATTCCGATTTGGATAATGGACACTACGGAAATCATTGACATTAGATAGTCAAGGTGGTGTTTGGAAACTTGTAAGATAGTACCTATATAGTTTTTACTATTGTACAATAGAGGTTCGATTCCTCTACCATCTTTTAAATTTAGGAGAATTCATAATGAGTAAAAAGAAAAGTACTGATACAACAAAAGCTACTGGCGTTTCAGTATCTCAAACGATAGCAACAGATATTGACAGAAAACTTAGTGGTCAAGAATCAATTTATGTTAATTCTACTGAAAACATATTAGGTTCTTATAGTAAGACTTATGGAGTTCCAAATAAGGTGTGGTCAGAAGAAAGTTGGAAACTAGTTAATCTTAATCCAGTATTGTCATCTAACCAAGCTGATTTAAAACTAGATGCCTCGCAGGTCAAGCTTTTAAAAACGGTGGTGGAGTTCCTCTATGAAGCGTCTGAATCTATGTCGTCTAGAAAGTTCCTAGCCAACTCCGCTAAAGATCTTGCTTCTCAAATTACTGACAAATTCTGTATAGGATAATATTTATGTCGAATGGTGGAAATATTTATGATGATGACGACTATGATGATAGTCAGGAAAACTTAGAGAGTCAGCATAAAAATTATTTCAAGTTTGATCCTAACGCTTGGGATGCTTGGGGTAAAATGTTGTATGATGCCTTAAATGATATAGTTGAATATCCTTCTAATGTATGGTACATTGGACTTGATAAAGGTTCGTTACCTGTGAATGATTACTTCTCCAAATCAGGGAACTTTAAAAACTCCCTGTATTTGGGGAGCAATCATTATAAAGAACCAGTATATAAAACGAAATACTTTATCCATAATAAGTTAGAGACAGCATATAAAAATCATTTAGTATCACACGCGGTTCATTTTCTTTCACAGCCAAACTATTATATGGGACTGTTCGATATTTTAAATTAAGGAACATTGATGTTACCAGCAACACTTTTATATTTGGCAATGGCTTGTGGCTCATTAACTGAGACTCCATTTATAGCTTATGATCTTGCAACCAACATGAGTAAATCAGAGAGAATAGAGTGGACGAAAATGACAGACGATAATGGTAATGTAAGATTTACTATTACATTTCATAAGATGCCTATCTTAGACGAGCTGGGTTTTGAAAGAACTTTTGTAGATAAACATAATAATTGTCAAACGGAACTAAAGAAATAATGAATACTTATTTTGAAATTTATTTTAATGAAGATACAGTAAGCAAGATCTGCGATGCTATGGCAGAGGTTATTGCTTTTATTGACAAATGCACCAATCAAGATAAGCGAATACCTCTCAAAATAGTAGAAAAAGATAAGAAAACAGATAGGATCGTAGTGGTGTACAAACCCGTCCTTTCTGCTAAACTTGAATGGGTCAGCATCCCGAAGTACGAGGGAGAGACGCTAGTATAATGAAAAACGAAAAATGGTTTTTTATCAGTAATTTTGAGGAATTTGTAGATCATTCAAGAGCTTTAGTCTTTAATCTATTTGGTCAAGTAAATGAAATAGCAGCGGATTCTTTAACTGCTTCTTTATCAACAATGAGTAAAGAAGAAATAGAAGAAATGGATACTACCCTGAGCCATGAAGAAGCATCTGTTATCATTAAGAATCATGCTAGAAAACAGGTAAATAAG